ATTGTATGTTTTGCATCTAAGTAGGCACCCCAGTTTGCTTGAAACTTTGAGTATATTTCATCTTGATGATATTGATGCATATGAGATACTTCAGTCCAAGGTCTTTCCCAGTTAGATCCAGCATCTAACATCTGTGTTACAACTACTTGTTCTTTAGGGTAAATACTTGATAACACTATCTCCATTGCATACATTGAGCATACCCCAGAATTTCCTCCAACATGTCCTCTCCACAAAACATCAGTTCCCCATTCTCCATCACTTTCTAAACCATAATACATTTTTTCTTCTAGTTTGTCTGAAAGTTCCATAATTTTAATAACATCTGCGGTAGGGCCGATTATTGTAGAGTGCATGTCTGAAATTCTTTCATATTCTGGATACCCAAATTTTATTGCGGCTTCCTTTAAAGCGTTGACAGAATTTTCACTTATGCTGTAATATCCAAGTCCAACATATATTTTGTTTGTTTCAAATGGAAAGTGATTCATCATAGGAGTTAAAAATATATCTGTATCTGTCTTACAGATATAGTCATATTCTTCTAATGGCCCAGGTAAGTCATATGGGAAGACCATAGATTTTGCAAACCCATAGTCTTTATAAAACTGCCTATCTGGAACGGTATAGGGAACAATCTTAACATTCATATGACGATCTAACTTATCAACAATATCTGGATGGGCATATAGTACAAAGGTAAATCTTCCATCTAGCCCACGACCACTATAGGTCATTAGATTACACTCATCTACAAACTTAGGGCTATTGTCAACATAGGCTGTTATTGCTATCTTCATACCCTGATTATACAGGGGAATAAAATAAAAACCCCCAAGGATTTCTCCAAGGGGGTATTTTATTACCTAAAATTATTTAGGAAACTTCTTCATCCACTCTTTGGTCTTTGGAGTAATACCTTTCCAAGAAGACCAATCGTCTCCACCGTTGGACATATAGTATGCAATCTCCGCATTTTTTACGGGATTGAATAGTTCAGCGTTTGAGCCAAGATCAAACTTATCACGTCTGTCTGGACCCAGGTTGTCAATCATATTAATTTGAAACATCCCATAGGATGAGTCACCAGTCTTATGGTTGCCATTAAATGCAAATGGACGACCATTAGATTCTTTCTTAGCAATAGCCCATGCCACTACTAAGTCGTTGCCTTTGAATCCCACCAAAGAAAGCAACTTCTTTAGTTCAACATCTGTAAGATGTGTCTTGTTTTCATAACGTTCTAACATTTTTGCTTTAGAAACAACAAAAGCCACCTTGTGGGTGGCAGCAGGGTTTTCAGCCTGTTTAATTAGTAAGTTGTTTTCAGTAGTTGATGCATTGGCAAAGTTGCTAAATGGTGCCACAACTCCAACCAGTGCTAGGATTCCAATCCAAGCCTTCTTGTCTCTTCTCATAATAGTAACCTCCTAGAGAACAAATGCTACCTGTTGGTAGCATGTATTAATTATAACACGAATTTGCCACCAAAGTCAAACTTTAGGTAACATTTTGGTAAACTTTTGGTTTTTACGGGGGAAAGTGGTATAATAATAAGTACTATGGCTACAGGCGCAACTACAACTTATGATCTTCCTTATCCCGTTTTAAGTGACCCTGTAAATGTCCACGAGGATATTCAATCACTTGCAGAACGCATAGAAGATGTTATTTCAAACATTGGACTTCCTTTTATTTCATTAGAAGTTAGAAATATAACTGTATCAACAATTGCAAAAGGAACCCCAGTTTATATTTCAGGGTATACATCAAAACCAACAATTGCAAAGTGTGACTCAAATGACCTAACAACATTCCCAGTAGTTGGAATAACACAAGCAGCAATTACAAGTAATTCTGATGGTGTAATAATTATATCTGGTGTCTTTGAAAACATAAATACTGCATCCTATTCTGCTGGAGACATACTCTATGTTGCTGATGGTGGAGGTTTGACAGATACCGTTCCTACTGATGGATCAGGTGCTGTAGCAGTGGTTGCTAAATCAAATGCCTCAACTGGCGTTATTATTGTTGGACAGCCAAAAGGTAATGGATCTTGGGGGGCATTGAAAAATGGACTTGCTTAATGGTATAATTTAACAATGGCCGTATATAGAAACCCCAATGAAACTGCAATGGAAACTCAGCCCGTTGCTCCCGCTCCTTCAACCTATAATGTTGGAAACATTCCCCCACTTGTTAACTGGACCTGCGTAATTGGAGATAGTGCTTCTTTTAGAATTTATGTTGAAGATGATCTTGAAAACCCACTAGATTATGACACCACATCCGTTGGAGACGATTCTGGATGGGACATTTCTGGAGAGTTTAGACGATACTCCGATAATACTGGAGATGATTTACTTTTTACAATTTACCCAGACCAAACAGAGTTTGACGAAGTTGGAGAGTTTACAGTCACACTGTCTCCTGCACAGTCTAAGATTTTAAGAACAGGCGATGTCTTTGATATTCAATTAAGAGATGCTACTCGTGTTTGGACTGTCTGTCAGGGTGAAATGATTATGATCGGTGAAGTCACAGAGCAAGATACAGTAAGTTAATCATGGCAACAACCAATATAACTAATATTGGCAGAAGCCAAACTATATCTGATATAAAACCAACAATAACAGCAGAACGTATACCTGGCCATTCTTCAATAATCTCAAATATTGCTTTTTTAGTTACAGCAGCAACGATTGTAGTATCTCCAACAATTCAAAACATCTCAGGCTCTATTGGATCTTTGGTAACTGCAGACTATCCCAAAACAACAACGGTAACAGAAATACTACCATTTAGACTAACTATAACCAATATTGGTATTGAAGGATATAGACCAAACAATCCCCCAGGAATTGGGGTTCAGATAATTGGTTTCTCTAATTATATACTTTAATCCCATGATATAATAGAGACAACGCTAGAGAGGTAGGAAATTGTGTCAATATCTATAACAAACCTAGTTAACACGCCCTATACTGCCCTGGTAAAATATTTTATCTTAAAAGGAGATAATTAATGCCAACAACATATAAAGTGCTAGGGCAGTCTAATCCCTCAGCAACGACACTTACAACACTATACACCGTTCCATCTTCAACATCAACAGTCGTTTCTTCAATTGTTGTTTGTAATCAGGCAGGAACTGCTGCTACATATAGAATTGCAGTTAGACCAGCAGGAGCATCAGTAGCAGCACAGCACTATATTGTTTATGGATCAACAGTCGCAGCATCTGATAGCACAATAATTACCCTTGGAATGACCCTGGCAACAACAGATGTTGTCTCTGTATATTCTTCATCTACAACAACATCATTTGTACTATTTGGAAGTGAGATTTCCTAATGGCTGTTAATTCAACCAACTCAATAGTTCAAACAACATTAACTGCTCCAACAATTCTTTATAGCATAAACGCACAAACTGGAACAAGTTATACTGCTGTTTCAACAGATGCCGCTTCTTTTGTTACAATGACAAATTCTGCTTCTAACATTTTTTATATTCCAACAAATGCATCTGTACCTTTTGCAATTGGAACAACTTTGAATGTTTTTTGCAACGGTGACGGCCTAACAACAATACAGGCAGTAACCTCTGGCACAACAACTATTAGGTCAGTAAATGGTAACGGTTCAGTAACAACATCACCAATACTAAGACAAAAATATTCTGGAGCAAGTTGCATAAAGATAGACACTGATGTTTGGGCAATTATTGGAGACGTATATTGACACTAGTAGCAGCAAGGGCTGGCGCATCACTTCGTGGTAATTGGCGAGCCTTTTATACCAAACGTACACTTCCAACAAGCGGATCTTGGACTGCAGTTGCTTGGAATGGGTCAGTTTGGGCTGCACTAGTTGGTGGCTCTACACAAGCAGCAACATCTTCAGATGGTGTAACTTGGACATCTAGAACTTCTTCTGGATCTTCTGGATGGAATGGCATGGGAGTGGCTGGATCTACTTTTGTTGCAGTTGCTAATGGAAGTACTTATCAAACATCAACAGATGGTATAAACTGGACATCTAGATCAATGCCATCTAATACGAACTGGATGATAACTCATTATTCTGGATCGGTTGCTGGCGGGGTTTTAGCAATATCTCCAGATAAAACAGCATGGACAACTAATGGAACATCTTGGACAGAAAGTGCTTATGCATCAGGAACAAAAAATGGTGGATACTGGCAAATTGCAGGTTCGGCATATAATGGATCTACTTGGGTTCTCTTAAAGGATAACTTTACCGATCATTATTTTACATCAACAAATGGCACAACATGGACACAAAGAAATATGCCAATTCCAGATCAAAGATATGAAGATATGGGATATTATTGGGGTGGAATTTCTTGGACTGGCACATATTGGTTAGCAGCATATGGGTATGGAACTCAATACTATAGATCAACAGATGCAATTAACTGGACCCCTGCTGCAACTCCTATCTGGGTTGCTCCAGAAAATCGTGCCGCAATAACACCACAGTATAATCCAACTGGTGGAGGATCAAATGGTGCAACATATTGGTCAGTATATAGAGGTGGTTTTCAAACATTGGATGGGGTAACATGGGTAAATCGTGCACCAACACTTCCATATAACTATGGATTTTGGAATGCAATGGCATATAATTCAACGACTGTTGTTTGGGTAGGGGCTAATGGAGCATGTGTCTCTGGACCAAACGAAAGTGCATCAACTAGGAGATAAGGAAAAAAAATGAGATATGAAGTAAACGCAGATAATTTTGAAATTTATTTTTGGGATGATGTCAATTCAGATCCCTATCAGTATCAACCAACATATCCAAATGGAGATACTTTTGATTCAGTAGAAGAGGCAACTGCATGGGCAGAGGCATCACTTGCTGCACATAACCCAGAAGTAGGGTTTTATGCACCAAATGGTAAAGGTCTTGAACCAGAAGCAAAACCAAATCTTGCTGCAAAAGAAGAACTAATAAATGTATTAGGTCTTACACCAGAAGAACTTGCACTTCTTCGTCTTTAATAAACAACAAGTAGATAGGATAAAGAATGAGCATTAAGCATATAAGTGAGGAAAGCGCTTCGGCTATACGAAATTCAAAGCAAAATCGTGGAGCATCAATTTCTCAACCAGAATTTAGAACAACAGATGTAATAGTAAACGCACCAACAATTTCTTCTGTTACTAATATTGGTACAACGGCATATATTACTGCATCCTATTCACAAAATGCTATTGGTGGTATTCCAACATCTTTTACAGTAGCAAGCAATTCTGGGGGATTTACAAAGACAGTTTCTAACCTATCAGAAGTAATTACTCTTACTGGTTTAGCATCTAATACAGCATACACATTTACTGTAAGTGCAAATAATCTTGTAAGTTCTATAGCAAGTTCTGCTAGTTCAAGCATCACGACAACCATTGGTACATTTTCATCTGGTTCTAATCAATCTGTAGCAGATATACATACACTAATGACAACTATGGCAAATGGAACAACAACTGCAACACCAACTGCTGGTGGAACTTTAACAGTTAACGGTGTTGCCCTTGGATCTTATGATTATGTTATTAAGCGTGGAAATCAAACAATATCAACATTTACAAACTCAGATTGGTTTACTAATACGGCTGATACACGCTCTGCTTTTATTGTAGTTGATGGAGATTTAACCATAAACCGTTTTGCAAGACTTATTCCATCAAACAGAAAACTATTTACAGCAATTTATGTAACTGGAAATTTAAATCTAGAAGGAATAATTTCTATGACAGATCGTGGAGCAAACCACTCTGCTACGGCTGCTGGAAATATAAGACTACATACTGGAACATTTAGTGGTGTGTCAAATCCACAAGTTCCATCTTCAGGTGGCAGCGGTGGCTCTGGCGGAACAAGATATACAGTTGGGTCTACCAATGGAACCGCTGGAACCGCTGGAACCGCTGGTGGAACAGGTGGAGGAGGTGGAGGAGTTTCTTATCTTGCAGGAGCAAATAGCGGACCAGTTACAAGCGGTAACGGTGCTGCTGGAACATCCTTTACTGGAGGAAGCGCTGGAGGATCAGTTATGATTTACTCTGGATCTGGTGTTGCAGGAAACGGAGTAGCCAACGGTGGCGCAGGAGGAATTGCTGGCCCTTCATATACATACGGCGCAGGTGGTGGTGCTGGAAATCCAGCAGGCTTAAGCAGCAAGAGCGATGGTGCACAAGGATCTTATGGATGGGAAATTGCAAGCGGAACTGCGGGAACTCTAGTTGTTTACGTTAAGGGAACCTTAGACGGACCTACAAGTAATTTGCACGGTGGTAAAATAGAATCTCAGGGTCATGGAGGGTGGATTTATTCTTATCCATATTACATGCAAGCAGGTGGTGGCTCTGGCGGTGGAGGATCAGTAACCGTATTCTATAAATATGATAAGAGTTTAATTACTCCAAACGCCGATGGTGGATCAGGTGGATCTGGTGCTGTAGGCGGAGCAGGAACTGCTAGAAAGTTGGCCTTATAATGATAGATAAAACTAAAGTTTACTTTTTCCATAATGTTTATGGTGATGCAGATAGTTTAATTGCAACAAAGCCAGATAGCGTCATTGCTGTACCATTTGGATGGACAGAAGAGATTGAAGAAAATAGAAACAACATACTTTCTGAATTGGGAACTGGCGTTGGAGTCTTGCCATGTGTTATTGCTTGGAAGAATGATGAGGTTGTTGCAGAAAAGTTAGTTAACTTTTTAGGTGAAAGAATTGTTTTACCGCAACACACAATAGATGGATTTTGGAAAGAAATTCCTATAGGTTCTTGGCCACAAGAAGACTGGACCTGGGATAAAATAAATATAGAACTATCTAAGTTAGTATAATTTTTTATTGGGGGGTAAAATGAAAGAAAAAGATAGTATTACGGTATATTGGTCTCCTTCTGCATATAGACCAGAAAACGAATCATGGTCGTTACTATATTCAAAACCAGAAAACCTTTTTAATGAACATAGAAAAAATAAAAATAAAGAAGGAACTACTCAAAACATTTTTTCATGTCCAGGGATGACGGGCATGTTTGATAACATCTATGTAGTTAAGCATCAATTTGATAATATTTTTACTTTACCAGAAAATATAGAAGAAATACCAAAAGGAGACTGGATAGATACAGCCTCATCTGTTGGAGTTTTTTCTCCAAGAGAATCTTCATTAGATAATTATTATAATCTTCACTATAATATGGGGTGGTTATTATTTGCAGATGAGCCACTAATTGCAAGATTTACTGCTCCATTTTTCCCACCCTTTGCTCCAGCAGAGGGGGCAATGCTTTCTTCTGGAGAGTTTGACATTGGATCTTGGTATAGGCCATTTAATCTTGACTACCATATACCCGTTTCAAAGAAAACACTATCCTTTAAAAAAGATGATCCATTGTTTTATGTAGAATTTAAAACAGACAAGAAGATTATATTTAAAAGATACAATCTTTCCTCTAAACTAAATAATTTAGGGGTAGAGATGTCAAACTCACCTGCAAGATATTCTAGATTTTTATCATTAAAAGAAAGATATGGCATAGCAAAGAAAGCCATGATCCCAGAACTGGTTTTGTCAGAGATTAAAAAGAACCTAGTTGACTAAGCGACTACCCCTAAGAGTTAAACTAGTTAATTAACATAAAATTATGATATAATTCAGGTATGGCTAAAATATCATTATCAAGCGTAAAAGCCCTGTTTCAGACAGGTGATAGACCAACTCAAGCAGACTACGTAGATCTAATTGATACTACATCAGCACAGGCAACAGACCTTGGTTCTGCGGGTAATAATGAAGTAACCGATTCAGTAACAGTTACTGGTATTGAGAACAGCACAGTCTTTGATAATTTTACTGCCTCAGAATGGAGATCAGTTAAGTATATGATCTCAATTAAAACAAGTACTGGAAATAAGTACTATGCAACAGAGTTAACCATACTTCCTGATGGTACAAATGATAATGTCAGTGAATATGGAACAATAGACAATGATGGGAATATTGGCACCATTAGCGTCTCTAGGGCAGGAGGCACAGTTAATTTAACTGTAGTTCCTGTGGTGGGTTCAACCCCTATAACCTTACGCTACATGCGTACTGGTTTGAAGGCTTAACCAAGGAGATAATAAATGGCAACAGTAACAAAAGATTTTAGAGTAAAAGCGGGATTAGTAGTTGAAGGATCAACTGCAACCGTTAACTCACATGATGTATTAACAAAAGCATTAGCAGATGCAAAAGGTGATTTACTAGTTGGTACTGCAGATAATGCAATATCCCGTGTTGCCGTTGGCACAAACGGACATGTCCTTACTGCAGATTCTGCTGAAACAAGCGGAGTTAAGTGGGCAGCACCTGCAGCAGTTGGTGTATTTGATACACAAATTACATTTGAAGGTGCTACAGCAAATGATTTTGAAACTACACTTACAATAGTTGACCCAACAGAAGACCGCACAATTACACTTCCAAATGCAACTGGAACAGTTGTTCTTAAAGATTCAACAGACACACTAACAAACAAGTCAATTTCACTAACAACAAATACTGTTACTGGTACAAAGGCAGAATTTAACGCTGCAATGTCAGATGCAGATTTTGCATCACTTGCTGGTAGCGAAACACTAACTAACAAAACAATCTCTTTAGCAAGCAATACTATAAGCGGAACAACTGCAGAATTTAATACTGCTCTTACCGATGATAACTTTGCTACCCTTGCAGGTACAGAAACTCTTACTAACAAGACACTAACATCACCAATACTAACAACTCCAAATCTTGGAACACCAAGTTCATTAACACTTACAAATGCCACTGGTCTTCCAGTAGCAACTGGTATTGCAAACCTTGGTACAGGAGTTGCGACATTCTTGACAACTCCATCATCTGCAAACCTTGCAGCAGCACTAACTGATGAAGCAGGATCTGGAACAGTAGCATTTACTACCAGCCCAACTTTTGTTACACCAACTCTTGGTGCAGCATCTGCTACATCTATTAATGGAACAACAATTCCAGAGACAAAGACTCTTGTTGTAACAACAGACAAGTTAAACGTACTTGCAGCAACATCTTCATCAGAACTTGCTGGAATTATTTCAGACGAGACTGGTACTGGAGCACTTGTTTTTGCTAATACACCAACACTTGTAACACCAAACATTGGTGCAGCAACTGGAACATCTTTGGTTCTTTCAGGGGACCTAACAGTTAACGGTACAACAACTACAATTAACTCAACAGAAATCACAGTTGATGACAAGAACCTTACACTTGGTTCAGTAGCAACTCCAACAGATGCAGGTGCAGACGGTGGTGGTCTTACACTTAAGGGTGCTACAGATAAGACCTTTAACTGGGTAGACTCAACTGGCTCATGGACATCTTCTGAGCACATGAATCTTGCTTCTGGCAAAGTATTAAAGATTGCTGGAACTGAAGTTCTATCAGCAACACAGTACACTGGAAATGCTGCAACAGTAACAAACGGTATTACTACAGCAAGTAAGATTTCAGCACTGGCTGCAACATCTTCTTCAGAACTTGCAGGAGTTATCTCAGATGAAACAGGAACTGGTGCTCTAGTATTTGCTAACACACCAACTCTTGTTACTCCAGTAATCGGAGCAGCAACTGGTACAACTTTGTCTCTTTCAGGAGCACTAACTGCAACAGCAATCACACTTGATAATACATCTGTAGGATCTGCAACAGCAACTGCTGGAACTTCAGCAACTACAATTGATACATGGTCAGCATCAACATATTCTGCTGCTAAGTACATTGTTCAGTTAAAAAATGCTGGTGGCGATATTGAGGTAATTGAGGTTCTTGTTGCAGTAAATGGAGCAAATAACGTTTATCTAACAGAGTACGCAGATGTACAAAGCAACGGTGAACTTGGAACAACAAATGCTGTCTATTCAAGTGGCAATGTTCTTCTACAAGTAACTGCAGCAGCAGCAGATACTGCTGTTAAGGTACATAGAACTTACATCGAAGCATAATTAGTGACGGGAGTCAACTGTGTCAACAACTAATAGAGACTTTAAGGTAAAGCATGGGCTATCAGTAGCCGAAGGCGGTACTTTTGGATCAACTGTCACGGTTGGCACTCCAACTGAAAATGCACACGCAACAACAAAACTTTATGTAGATACAGTAGCAGGTTCAACAACAGTAACAGTTGGAGAAACTGCTCCAGCAACACCATCTAATGGTCAACTTTGGTTTGACACAGTAACAGAAAGACTTCAAGTTTACTATAGTGGAGTCTGGTCGCCAATGGCATCATTAGAAGATGCAGAACTATTACAAGAGCACATCCATGATACATCAATTGATGGAACTGGACTTATTGCAACTACATTTAGAGATGGAGGATATTATACTGGCCTTGGAGACATAGTTTCTGCTGGGTTATATAATACTTCATCTTTTGATGAAACTTGGGATGGTGGCTTGTCAATAAATGCATATAGTTAAAATCTGGTATAATACAATCATACATTACTTAAGGAGTAAATAATGGCAACAAGAATGCAACAGCGTAGAGGCACTGCAGCCCAGTGGATATCTACTAATAGCGGTAATGGTCCTATTCTTAATGCTGGTGAAATCGGCTGGGAATCAGACACCAACAAGTTTAAAGTTGGAGATGGTGTATCTTATTGGTTAAACCTAGACTATTTTGCTGACATTAACTCAACAGTCAATCCATCATTTGGTTCAAGTATCACATTTGAAGGTTCTACGGCAAATGATTATGAGACAACCCTTGCAGTAACAGATCCAACGGCTGATCGTACAATTACACTTCCAAACGTAACGGGAACAGTTATTACAACGGGTAACCTTTCAGACATCACAAATATTGGAGTATTTACTTCAAGTATTACAATGGAAGGTTCTTCAGCAGATGATTTTGAACTTACCCTTTCAGCAGGAAACCCAACTGCTGATCGCACAATTACTTTCCCTGACTCAGACGGAACAGTTGCTCTTGCAGGCGATGTTGCAACATCACTTACTGGTTATGTTGAAACAGCAGACATTGGAGCAGTCTCTGGTGTTGTAGGCCTTAATTCAGACAAGAACGCACTTGTTCCTGGAACAAAGATTATTTTTGAAGGTAGTGATGTTGACAATGACCACGAGGTTGAACTTGTAGTAATAAATCCTACAGCAGATGTTACAATTACTTTCCCTGATCAAACTGGAACTGTTGCTCTAGCAGGCAATGTTGCAGCACTTTCAGGTGCTACCTTTACTGGAGCGGTATCAGGAACAGACTTAACTCTTTCAGGTAACTTAACTGTAAACGGAACAACAACAAACCTTAACTCAACCAACCTAGTTGTTGAAGATAAGAACATTATTCTTGGAGATGTTGAAACACCTACAGATACAACTGCTAATGGTGGCGGTATCACGTTAAAGGGTGCAACAGATAAGACACTTAACTGGGTAGATGCTACAGATGCCTGGACTTCATCAGAAGACTTCAATCTATTAACTGGTAAGGTTTATGAAATTGCAGGAACATCAGTTCTTTCAGGTACAACACTTGGTTCTGGAGTTACAGCATCTTCTCTGACATCCGTAGGAACAATCACTTCTGGTACATGGACTGGTACAGCAATTGCAATTGCAAATGGTGGTACTGGTGCAACTACAGCAATGACTGCAGCAACTGCACTTCTTCCAGACCAGGCATCAAACTCTGGTAAGTATCTTACAACAGATGGCTCAGGAACACTTTCTTGGGGAACTGTTTCAGGATACTCAGCACCTACACTTGGTTCGACATCAGTTGCTTCAGGTGCAACAGTAACTACAATTGCAGGACTTACACTTTCAAATGCAACACTTACTGGTACTTTAACAGCAGGCGGTGGAACAGGATCTAGTGGTCAAGTTCTTGCATCAACTGGTTCTGGTGTACAATGGACAACTCCAGCAGGTGGAGCAGCATTTAGTGAATTGTTGCTAATTGGTGCATAGCACTTTATTAAAATAAAAGTACTCAACCTAAACTTAAGGTTGATAAGTTAAAAACTCCGCATAAAACGGAGTTTTTTTCTTTGTAAATTTATGATATACTTAACACTACTTTGGAAAACTCAAAGTACTCATCTAAATTTGCTTAGAAAGGTAAATAAATGTCAGAAGTTTTTTCGTTTCGTCTATCAGAAGAATTTGTAAATAAATATAATAATGTTCCAGCACCCTTTGGCTTTACGGATGCGGGATCTAACTCTTTAGGAGAAATTACATTTATCCGTACATATTCTAGAGTAAAGGAAGACGGTACAAAAGAACGATGGCACGAGGTTTGTCGTCGTGTAATTGAGGGTATGTATTCAGTACAAAAGAATCACGCTAAAGACAATCGCCTTCCATGGAACGATAACAAGGCTCAGAAGTCTGCACAAGAAGCATTCCAAAGGATGTTTGAATTAAAGTGGACACCACCAGGCCGTGGTCTTTGGGCATTTGGAACTCCCATGACTATGGAAAAGCGTAACTCTGCTTCTCTTCAAAATTGTGCAATGGTTTCAACCAGAGATATTGATCGTAATGATCCTGGTGCATTATTTGCTTGGGTAATGGATGCATTAATGCTGGGCATTGGAGTTGGATTTGATACCCTTGGACAAGACAAGCAAATGTCTATTTATGCACCTACAGAGCCAGCAGTAGTTTATGAAATCCCAGATACCCGTGAAGGATGGGTTGAATCTGTAAGATATTTAATAAATTCATACCTTCGCCAAAACCAGCCTATTCAAGAGTTTACCTATGACCTTATCCGTCCGCTAGGAGCACCAATTAAAGGCTTTGGAGGGGTTGCCAGCGGTCCAGCACC